AAAATGAAACGTAATCATACTCTCCGGTTTCTTTGGCTGCATAAAGACATTGCATAATTTGAAGCAACTGATTAAGATGCGATTGGGATTGGTACCAGCTTCTAACTTGGTAAAAAGGATTTTCCGGCATAGGCTCCCACATACAAGTTACAATGTCTGCTACTCCATTGCTAGATTTCTTAATTGTATCTAATGATTTATAGATTGAGGGCCATATCTTTTTATTGTTGTTATTGGAATAGAATATGCCCAATTTTCGCGTTTTGGATTCGGGAAATACAAATATACCACCTTCCATGATACGCTTTAAAATAGGGCCCTTTTCTGTTTCCAGTTCTATTTCTAAATACTTTACCTCACCAACGGCAGTATCTCCAATAATATCATTATTGGATCTAACAATAAGCTGGTTGCCCACTACTTTGTTTTGTATTAAACTTGTGCAATCTACTCCTCCATATGTGGCTCTGATAACTCTCATAACAAAACTGATTTTTTAGCGGTTTCTTGTATAATATCCCAATATTTCTTACTGGCCGTTCCTTCTTTTATATTTAATGTTGCACTATAGGGCAACTGGTTCATATACTCTGCTTTGTAGAATAAGCCATCGGCAGATGTAACAACACCGGCATTGTGGAATATATTTAACCTATCCCAATCCGCTTCGGTACTTGTACCCCATGAAAATTCTAATTCTGGGTGGCAGATCGTTTCTGCTCCACGCTTCCAACCATTCCATAAAACTGCCCACATATCTGCACACCATATCTGTAATTCATGATGTGTTGGATCTAATTGTTTCTTTTGATTATTGAGGTGAGTTACTTCATTAAATAATCTTTCGCAATCTTTTTCAACGTCCGCCCAAAACTGCGCATTGATACCCTTCATTAAATATTGCGCACCGATTGAGTTAAGCTCATTATCTTTTATCAATGATTCTGGTATGTCTACTATCTCACACATCTTATCCATTACGTCTTGGCCTTTGCCTAATATGTAGCTATGAGCTATGTACCAACGGCAATCAGATCCATACCACTTATCATCTTCAAGGAACTGCTCCCAATTTATTTTTTTGGTAAAAGCTATATCGCAATCATGATAAAGAACCGCTTCTTGTTCTATGTATTGATTTTGTTCAAAGTGTTGCTTTAAAATATTAGGACGTATTGAAGATATGTAGTGTTTAGTTTCTCTGGTATCAGAATAAAAAAAGAACCTCGCTGGATAATTGGCAGCCAACTTGGTCCACTCCTCCGGAATAACATCATTGACCTTCCAGCAAACAATATCTATCATGTCAGGGTTGATACCCATTTCAATAAAGTTATTTATCATAACTTCTACTTGCCATGCATAATAAAGGGAAGTTGGTTGAGCGCAAATGAATCTTAACTTCATGTATTTTTTTTCCAAAGTTAAACGAGTTAATTAAATTAAAAAATTATTTTTATTTATTAGTGCTTAACTATTAGCTGCTTCTTGTCTATGAATTTGTAAATAAACTCAGCTATGTGACCTGATAACCATGCTCCTGCTTCATCATCTACAATACCTCTGTCACTTTTTATTACATTAACCATGTGGTAATTTTCATGTGATAGGGTATTGTGGCTTAAATATTTTTGCTCTATAATCATGTAATAGACATCTATGTCTGGGGTGATAACTGTACCTTCTGCATCTCCTTCAAACATCTGCTCCATTTTATGCTTTTTGTATACTTTATTAGCCTCATTGATTAATGAATCTGTAATAATAAGTACCACCTTGCAACCATAGGTAGATATTTTCAATGTAGAAGTTAGTTTCATTGGTCATTATTTATTATTCTATTAATATACCAAACTGCCTTTTTTAAATCTTCCTTACCACCTTTACGTTTCCACCTCCACAAATACTTTATAGCATTGCCAGTAGCAAATGCTTCATCTCCTTCCAACCCCTTTACTGCTTCCTCAATTGCTTCTATACACTCTATCTTTCCAGCATTGTAATGGGCTGGGTGGTCAACTTTAGATAATTCTTCCTCCATGAATAGCTATATTATTTACCTTAAAATCTCCGTTCTTTTCTACTAAAATATGAGCAAATCCTAAATTGTGTTTTGTTCCATGTGGATCATAATCCGGAGCCAGTGTACAAAGACAACCAACAGACCATGTACCAATAGTTTCTCCCTTTAATGTTTTCTCAACGTGATGGCTTGTGGTATGCACATGACCAATGATAGCATTTGATTTAACGCGAAGGAACAATCCTCTGGCTGCATTTACGGGAGCAAATACCCCACGAATCATTGTATGACCATGATGCATCTGCAACTTACCAGCCATTAAAACTACATGCTCCGCAAAAAACTTAACACCTAACTCATCAAGCTTCATTCTTTGTGGAAGATGATAGTACTCATCGCTAAACAATATTGGAGCCTTCTTCATTAGATAGCGCTTAATCCACGCGTCATGATTACCTTCAATCCAATAGAACTTGGCTTTTGGGAATTGATATTTTAAATATTCTATAAATTGTTTGGCATACTCAAACCACGTTCTAACATCATCTAGGCCCGGCGGTGGCGCATCATGGCTTGTAAACGGAGTGTTATCCAATATGTCCCCTCCTAAAACAATGCAGTTTATATCATGCTCTTTTCCATACTTAACGGCTAATTCAATGGCTTCATTGTCTTGGTTAGGTATGTGAACATCAGAAAGCCAAAGAATGTTATTGCACTCTTTTGGAAGAACTTGAAATTCTCTTTCCTTACAATTTGAAGGAGGTAGTTGTGGGTTGTGTTCCATTACGTTTTTTGTATGTTTTTTATGCGTAGCCCCATTAGCACCAGTTATTTGCCTAATCATCATTCTAGCAGATTCTGGATTATCAAACAAATGAGGATGCCTTTCAAATGCTATTTTTCCTAAATTAGATTTAGAACTATTAGGAAACTCTAATAAAAGCTCTCTAATTGCTTTATTCTTTACTGTTGGACCTGTGTGTTGATTTGCCATTACGCTAGTGTACTATGAAATAAATCAAATTTATCTTGCCTATCAGCCAAACCATGAGTGCCACCATTTACACGTTTTGTAACGGCCAACACTACATCATCACCATGTCCCTTATCACATATATCCCATAATTTATTCTTATGGAAGAAAAAAGCTGCTGATGTTAGTGGATATTTGGTTGCCACTAAATCAGGATTAGCCATAATATCATCATCTACGAATTTATCAAACGCTGCGTAATTATCCTTACCAGTAAGCTGGATATAACCACGACCTCTGAATTTAAAACCATCTCCACTAGCTTCATCGCCATTACCCATGCGGTTGCCATAAACTTTGTTGGCAATTTTTTCAGGTTGTCTTGCATATTTTATAGCTAAATGGTTTGCAGGAAAATATTTAGGGAAAGTCTTACGAAGTCCATCTGCTGAATAATTCAAGTTTTCTCTTAAAAACTTAAAATTACCGCTTTCATGAGCGCATTGAGAAAGAAAATGGGATAACCTGAGTGGGCTATTAATACCAAACTTCTCAATTACCAATGGCATTTCATCTACTACACTTGCTGGTATTTTTTTGGATAATAGATCTAACTTCATGTTGTACTATTTATTTACGATCAGCTTTATTTTGTAGCAAAATCAATATTTGCTCATTACTTCTTTTGATATCTTTGATGTCATCTCTCATCTCTTTTTTATCAGCTTCTAACTGATTAATACGAACCTCATGGTTTTCATATTTCTTGCCATCATCTTCAAACTTACTAGTTAACGCAAAGTAGCTACCCATTATTGTGAGTACAACTAGTATTACAGAAGTTTTTGACTGCCAACTATGTTCAACTTGCTTTTCTACTGCTGCTGTTTCCATTGCTATTCAGATGTTTTATTGCTTTTAAAGTTTTTGATAAGATCAGAAAAATCATTCACAGAAGCTAATCCCAAAGAAGTACAAACTAAAACAACAGTACCCCATACTAATGATTCAGCTGGAGCTACATGAGTTTCGCTATGTGAATTTGAATAAAGTG